AATAATACCAGAAATACAGCAATTACAGGAATCACACAGGGAAAAAAGAGTGGTGCTATCAGGAGAGATGGAAGTCAAGCATCAGCAGAAGGAGAATTTCCTGCAACAGATACTGGGTTTCTACAAAGCAATATTGTTGTCAAAAGAGATCCAGATGGTCTTGGAGGAGATGTAGAAAGCAGAGCAGATTATTCTGCATCACTTGAATTTGGAACAAAAAATATGGGTGCAAGACCTTTCATGCAACCATCCCTTGAAGAGAACAGACCAAAGATAAGAGAAAGATTGAGAAGAGTTTTTAGATAATGGCATTACATTCATTTGCATTACAACAGGCAATATTTACTGCACTTGATGGGGCAACTATAAATGATGCAGATGGCAATGCTATAACAGGAGTTTTTGATGATGTTCCTGAAAATACAGCCTATCCTTATGTTGTGATAGGAGAGGAAACAGCTACAAATATTGACACAAAGGACAAAGATGCTCATGAACATACATTGACCATTCATGTATGGAGTCAATATAGGGGTAGAAAAGAAATAAAAAATATTATGAGTTCAGTCTATACAACATTACATAATGCGAGTATAACTGTAAGTGGTGCTTCCTTAGTGAATATCAGACATGAGTTTGAGAATACACTAACTGAAGCTGATGGAATAACTCGACACGGAGTCATGAGATTTCGTGCTGTAGTTTTTGATAGCTAAAGGAGAACTAAAATGGCGGCACAAAGAGGTAAAGCCTTATTATTAAAGATTGATATAAGTGGTACAATGACAACAGTGGGTGGTATGCGATCAACATCCATGACGTTAAATGACGAAGCAGTGGACATAACCAATAAAGACAGTGGTTCATTCAGAGAACTATTGCCTGCAGGTGGTATTCAATCCATGAGTATTTCTGCTTCTGGTGTGTTTACAGATTCAACTGCTGAAACAACATTAAGAAGTGCTTATGGTACATCATCATTTAAAAGTTATAATATAATCGTTCCAGATTTGGGAACTTATGCAGGAACATTTATGATAGCAAGTTTAGAATATAGTGGTGAATATAACGGAGAAGCAACCTACAGTGTCACTCTTGAATCATCTGGTTCTATAACATTTACAGCGGCTTAGATGTATCATGGCTTGGAATACTGTTGAAATAAAAATTGGTAAAGATGTTCATGAGGTGAATCAACATTCATCTAATCCAACAAAATTTGCGTTTTCTTCTGCCATCCATGTGGATGGACTCAAAAAATTTAGTTGTGGAAATGATTCCTTTGAGGTTGTTTCTATAACTGATGTAGCCAATCGTGGCGAAGAATATATTGTAGAAACAATACAGGGAGAACAAAGTGGTAAATCATCTAAGAGGGGAGATAGCGATTAAGCTAGGAGAAGAGACTTTCAACTGCAAGTTGAATTTTGATTCCTTAGTAAGAATTGAGAATGCACTTGATACACCAATAATTAAACTTGCTACTAAGATATCTGAGGCAGAATTAAAAGTTACTGAGATAAGTTATATTCTTTTTACAGCTATCAAAGGTGGAGGAAAAGACATAACAGAAAAACAGGTGAGTGATTTGATTTGGAACGTAGGTTTTGTGGATGCTATCAGAGCTTGTGGGGAGATTGTTTCAATGGCTCTCAGTTCAGGAGATGAAGAAAAAAAGTAATAAGGGGTAGACAAGTTCATGTTATTAAATGGAAAGAACTGTTACAAACAGGCATAGGAGTTCTTAGAATGACACCAGAGGAATTTTGGGGAATGACAATGATTGAGTTTGCTTGTGCTTGTGATGGTTTTAAAAAATTCCATTCTGGTGATGATTCTTCTGCCCCAATGACCAGAGATGAAATGCAAGATCTCATGGAGAGGTATCCTGACTAATGGCAACGATTGATAGAGTAGTTCTAAGAATTGAAGCTGATTTAAAAGACGTAAATCAGAAATTATCAAAATTTGAAAAACAAGTTGATAATTCAACAAAAAAATCATCAGCAGGATTTAAAAACATAGCAACAGTAGCAAAAGCGGCATTAGGTGCTGTTGTCGTACAACAAATTGCTAGAGCAACAATGAGTCTCGTTCAGTTTTCTGGAAACATTGATGAATTGAGATCCAAGAGTGCCGCTGTATTCAAAGAATTCACTAGTGGTGTGAGAGCAGAACTTACAGCTTTTGGAGATACAGTTGGAAGATCTACCCATGAATTAGAACAAATGGCATCAACTGTTCAGGATACTTTTGTTCCTTTAGGATTTGCAAGAGGAGAAGCCGCTAAATTATCAACTAATCTAACTAAACTGGCAGTTGACGTAGCATCATTCAACAATGCAAATGACGTTGAAACAATGGAAGCATTCAAGAGTGCTTTGGTTGGAAACCATGAGGCAGTTAGACGTTTTGGAATTGTAATTACGGAAACAGAATTAAAAGCAGAACTTCTTAGAATGGGGATAACAAAAAATTCTCAAGAAGTTGATGCGGCAACAAAAGTTCAAGCAAGATTGAATCTTATTATGGCAGGAACTACTGATGCTCAAGGGGATGCCACAAGAACAGCAGGAAGTTTTGCAAATACATCTAGAGCATTGAAAGCAGAATTGTCAGAACTAGCTGATGAGGTTGGTCTGACTCTTGTTCCCACATTCACAAAATTGACAGAGAAAGCAATATCAGCCGCCAAAGCTGTAAGAAGATTTTTATTAGATATTGGAGTAGCAACAGCAAGAACTGATACTCTCAGTGAAATTTCTAGTGAATTAGATAGACTTGGAGAAAACCTAGATAATTTTAGAAGAAAAGCAGATAATGAAATGATAAACAAAATATTCAAATCTTTGTTTAACGTAGATTTATCAGAAAATTCAACTTTGATGAAATTCCAAAAAGAACAAATTGCCAATTTGGAGAGATTAAGAAATCAAAGACTCAAATTAATTATGAATCAAAAAATAGCTACTTCTACCACTGAAAATGAAACAAAAACAAATGTAAAATATGATAAGGCTCTCGAAAAGATCACAAATAAAACAAAACATATAGTATCACTTTTAGATTCAAAAAATCATACTCACATTAGAGTACAAAAATTTATTGAAGCAAATTTTCCAAAAGAACTAGAAATGACAGAGGAGCAAGAGGAAGCATATAAAAATCAATTAAAAGCATTGCTTGCAAACACAGAGATGTTGGAAAACAGAGAAAAAGCAATTGAAAGTGCAAAAAGTTCTGTTCAATCATCTATCACAGAAGAGGAAGCACTAAAAACAAAGATTGATGAATTAAATTTTGCATATAGAGATGGTGCAATTAGTATTCAGGATTATGAGAGAGCAAACGAATTTCTAAACAAAAAATTAAAAGAAGTAACAGCAACTACTCAAGAATTATCAACACTTGATCAAGAATTTATTGGTGTAGTTGATAGTTTAGCAAATAAATTTGAAAGTAGTTTTATAGATGCTCTTTCTGGAACAAAATCTGCTTTGGAGGGATTCAAAGATTTCTCAAGACAATTAGTCCAAGAGATATTAAGAACCTATATACGATTGAGTATAATAAATCCTATCATTAACTCAGCTTTCAAAGCTGTGCCTGGCTTTACTCCAAGAGATACAATGGATGGAGGAGCAGTTGTTGATAGATTTATTGATATTGGAAAGAAAGCATTTGGATTTGCAGGAGGGGGAACTGTTCAAGGAAGAAGACCAATTTTGGTTGGAGAAAGAGGCCCTGAGATGTTTATACCCAATACAGGAGGCAGAATTGTACCAAATGGCGCTCTAGGAGGCTCACTGAGAGGGGGTAGCCCCACAATTGTTAATCAGTCCCTGAATTTTGCTACAGGCATCCAGAATACTGTTAGAGCAGAGGTAATGAATATGATGCCATTGATACAAAATGCAACACTTCAAGCAGTTGTAGATCAAAAACGTAGAGGGGGTTCATTTGCCCAAGGAATGTCATGACAATAAGTTATCCCTTAACAATGCCATCAACTCCTGCATTTGTTAGTCAACAATGGTCAACTATCAGAGGCACAGGAATGTCAGAATCCCCTTTTACTGGTGGTCAACAAACAGTAGAATTTGCCTATGCTAAGTGGAAGGCAGTCCTCACCCTTCCTCCTATGCGACGCCCAACAGCTTCAGCATGGACAGCTTTCTTTGCTAAACTGCGTGGTAGAAGGGGTACGTTTCTTCTTGGTGATCAAGATGCTAAAGTTCCACAGATAAATAAAATAACAGCAGGAACAATCAATGGAGATGTAACTTTATCTTCAAATGCAGATATTGGGGATACTGTTTTGAATATATCAGGTACAACAGCATTTAAGGCAGGAGATTATATTCAGCTTGGATCAGCATCTTCATCAAGATTATACATAGTTGTTGAAGATCAAGCAGGAGGATCAACAATACAAGTAGAACCAAAATTGAAAGCATCTGCAACAAGCGGATCAACAGTTACTTATAACAGTCCTCAAGGATTGTTTA